AAAGGGGGATAGCTATGATAAAGCCTTTAAATTTTGGGAATTTTCAAGCCATGAAAAGGTATAGCTATAACCAAATGAACGCCTGGGCGGTGTCGGTATACCAAAGCGGATATCAAGATGGGCGGGAATCTATGCCGGAGATTCTGGAGTTTGACAAGGATACAATGGAGGAGTTCTTGCTCAGTATAGACGGCATAGGAGAAAAGACAGCCAAGAGGATCGTAAATGCCTTTATAGAAAAAGGCGAGGCAGCGTGGGAGATATAGCATGGATTGGGTAAGCGAAAAGATACAAGTGAAATGCCCTTTTTATATAAGTCACACCTTCCCAAGAGGGAAGGGAGCGACTTCTATATCATGCGAGAAATTACCGGAGATAGAAGGGAATTGCACTATGCAGATATGCTTTTCCGGCAAGAAGGCATTAGATGCGCACATGGCCGCATACTGCAAGTGCTTTTCCTTTGCCCGGTGTCCGCTATATAAGCACATAGCCGAAGGATTGGAGAAGGAGGAAGGAAAGAGTGAGGAAAGACGAGCAGAAAAGACTAAAAAAAGAAGCTGGCTTGATGAAGAAATTGCGCGAAGCCGGAAAACAAAAAGATACTAGGATAAAGGCGCTGGAGATGAGAGCGAGCCATTTCAGAGCCTTAAAGGAATCGAAGGATGCGGAAATCGCTAGGCTTAACCTTTCGATATGCCATAGCGAAGCTTTATGCAGTATCTTGATTAAGCGACTGGGCGGAGCTGTAGACGTAGCCGGGCAAGACTGGGTAAAGGCGATAGAGGACAGGCGGTCTATCGTGGTAAAGACGGACGAAGCCGGCACTTTTTCCTTCATGGAAGCGGATATTGCTAGGGAAAAGGAAGCAGAAAAGGCGTAGGATAGAAGAAAAAGCAGAGAGGAGGGGGAAACGTGGGAAGCGCGAGAGGCGTAAAAAAGGGATTTATGCAAGACTACTTGACGGAGGAAATTCTCGCTTACGTGACGGCACTAAAACGCAAGGGCGTGACCGATGAAGAGCTTGCCAAGGCGCTGGGGATATCTAAGCAGACCTTGTACAACTGGAAAAATAAAAGCCAAGAATTTCGCTTTGCAATCCGTGATGGAAAGATGGTTGCAGATGCCCAAGTTGAAAATGCGCTTTTCCTCTCTGCTATAGGGCACACGAAGGAAGTAAAAACGGTATTAAAAGACAAGACTACAGGAATCCCCCTTGTAAAGAACAGGGACGGAGAAATTACCCTTATGAAAGGGGAAGAGGGGGAAGAAATGCTTTACTATACGGATGTTCTGTATCTAAAGCCGGATGTTAAAGCTATGATCTTCTATCTTACGAATAGATGCTTTAAAGATTGGCAGATGAACCGACAGAATAAGGAAGACAACGAAAGAAGCGGACTTCCCGCCGGAGTGGTGGAAGTGGTAGTTAGAAACGAAGGACTGGAGGAGCTGGAGAGAAAAGCTATTGAAGAGGCAAGAAAGAAAGACGAGGAAGCCAGCAAAGGGGGGTAAGAAAAAAGGAAGGGGAAAACCCTTCCTTTATGCATGGAAGGGGCATTAAGCCCCTTTCTTATAGCATTTAATGTTATTTGCTTGCATATACTCCATTTCATCAATAAGCTTTGCAAGGGCTTCCGGTGTTGGTGTGTAGTCCTTGGAAGTGTCTACTTTTGGAAGCATTCCTTCAATGTAGAAGGTCGGATTGTAGTAGCCATGGCATCCTTCTTCGTCTGTGTAGTAAGTGTCAAGTGTTAAGCGGTCTACTTTGCTTTTATAAGCTTGGAAAACTCCTACTTCAATCATGAGACTGCCTTTTTCTGCCCAGAAGTTAACGAAGCCGCGTTCCTTAATGGTGAATCCCTTTGCTTCTACTAAGTTGATGAGTTCGTTTAAGTTCTTGTTCATAATGTTTCCTTTCTTGTGTGCCGTAGGGAAAGGGGCTTATGCCCTTTTCCTGTTGTCGTCTAATTCATCGGTTGCGTAGAAATCTGTATAGCCTTGGTGGATAGATACTTGTTCGAAATCGTTATGATAGTCTTGAATCTTTCTTTTTGTAATTCCCTCGTAGTCGCTGTAAGTGGTTCCGTCTGAGTGAGTTATAGTAAACCATAAAGTTTTTTCTGTTCTCTTTACTACTGTTAAGATGTAGCAGAGGCATGCCGTGTCGGAAAGTTCTGGATAGAAGTAAGCTCCATAGCTCTTGCCAATTTCGAATTTCTTTCTATTAGTAGTAGTCATCTTATACCTTCTTTCTGCCCTTGTGGGCGGTGTGCCGTGTGGCTTGTTGTTTGCTATGTCCCAATTATACAATAATATGTACCAATTACAATAGGCAGAATAAACGAATTATGCACCAATTATTTATGTAATTTGCACATATCACTATTTTGCCAAATGTGCTATTCTATTCTTGGAGGTGATAGAATGGCATTGGATAAGCAAAGAAAGATAAAAAGAGAAATGGAATACCAAAAAACAAATATGAAGCGGATTCCTTTTTCTATACAGCTTTCAGAATATGAAGCATTGAAGGAGCAAGCGGATAGCGTTCCTATGAATACCTTTATAAAGAAAGCCCTTAATGCCTACACAGGGCAAGAGATATTTAAGGTGTAGGGGGGAGAGTATGGAAGATTTGCGGTTTGAGTGGGACGAGAAGAAAAATGAAATTAACATCAAGAAGCACGGCGTTAGTTTTGAAGAAGCAAGTACATCATTTTATGATGATTTAGCTATAATCATCCCTGACGAGAAGCATTCGGAGGAAGAGGAACGCTTTATACTTATTGGAAAGAGCGAGAGCGATCGCGTTTTATACGTATCGCATTGTGAAAGAGCCGGGGGAGTTATTCGGCTGATTTCTGCAAGAAAGGCATTGAATAGAGAGGTTAAAGAATATTTAAGGAGGTAAAAGATGGGAAAGGTTTTAGAAGATGAGGAAATGCCAGAGTTGACAAGCGAGGATTTCAAAAAGGCGGTTAGAAACCCATATGCTCAGTATTTCAGGGAAAAAGATTCCCTTATAGTACCCGATAAGGCGGTAGAGTACTTTATAAAGCAAGCGACAGAGACAGGCACAGATTGGCGAACATTGGCAAATTTCTATTTGATGGATGCTGTAAAGAATGGGAAAAAAATCAAAATAGAATAAAGTAAAAGAAAAATGGAAATACTTAAAACTTAAAAAGGAAGTAGACGACTTTAAAAAAGGACAGCTTAAACGGCTGTTCTTTTTTTATTGCTAGGGTAAAAATCCCTTGATTTTGCTTGAATTGTAGGCAGAAAGGGGGATTTATGGAAGCGATTTGGAAGCCACAACCAAAGCAAGCCTTGATGATGGCAAGGGCGGAGTATGAAGCGCTTTATGGCGGAGCGGCTGGGGGCGGAAAAACGGATTATCTCGTTATAGAAGCATTAAGGCAAGTACATATTCCGCACTATAAAGCCTTGATTTTAAGAAGAACCTTCCCCCAGCTGAAGGAAATTATAGATAAGGCCTTCCTTTACTACCCGCAAGCCTTCCCGGATGCCAAGTACAACAAGACGGAGCACCGCTGGACTTTCCCGTCTGGGGCGAAAATTGACTTTGGAAGCCTAAATTCCGAAGAGGACAAGTATAAGTATCAGGGTATTGCATACGACTTTATCGGTTTTGATGAACTTACGCACTTCACGGCGACACAATACGAATATTTAAAGTCAAGAAACCGTGCAAATGGCGCGGGAACAGTCGTATATACACGGGCGACAGCGAATCCCGGAGGAATAGGGCATGGATGGGTAAAAGATAGGTTTGTTACCTCTTGTAAGGCTGGAGAGACTAAGACGGAGGTATATAAGGTAAAGACAGCCCACGGGATAGAGTACAAGGCGCAATCCCGCGTATATATCCCCGCCTCTGTATTTGATAACAAGAAACTGCTGGAGAATAACCCGGAGTATGTAACGCACCTTGCGGCGCTTCCTGAAGCGGAAAGAAACGCCCTTTTATATGGGGACTGGGACAGCTTTACCGGGCAAGTCTTTACGGAATTTAGAAATGATAAGGCTGGCTATATCACGCGCCAGTGGAGCCATGTAATCGAGCCATTCCCTATTCCTGAATGGTGGAAGGTATTCCGGGCTTATGACTTTGGCTATAGCAAGCCCTATGCAGTCGGCTGGTATGCCGTTGATGGAGATGGGCGAATGTACCTTATCCGGGAATTGTACGGCTGCACAAGTACCCCTAATACTGGCGTGAAGCATGAGCCGCACGAACAGGCGAGGCGAATTAAAGAGGTAGAAAATACCGACCCGAGGCTAAAGGGAAGGAAGATAAGCGTTGGAAGTGTTGCGGATCCAGCGATATGGAATAAATCGACTGGCGTATCTGTGGCGGAGGCTATGGAATCGGAAGGAGTGTATTTCGACAAGGGAGACCATGAGAGACTAGCCGGACTTATGCAATGCCATTACAGGCTTGCCTTTGACGAAAAAGGCTACTCGATGTTCTATGTCTTCTCTGACTGCCTCGATTTCATCCGGACAGTGCCGAACCTCACCT